GCTATAATGAACAGGCAAATGAAAATGAATCCACTCATTTTAGATGATGCAATGGATCATTTCATATCATATTGCGAAGATCACACAAGGACAGTGATTCGCCCTTCCACTACGAAATTGTTACCATTTCGCGATTGGTTGAAAACGCGACAATGGCCTTCGTACAAGAAAGCGATGGTTGATAGAGATTATGATGGAATATGTGATTGGACCACTCGAAGATCAACATTTCTCAAGAGAGAGATATGTTTAACTGATGCTTCCAAACCTGCTCGTGTTATAAACGCAACAACCAATGACATACAATGTCGCATTGGCCCTCTGACACATGCTGTCAAGAAAGAGATGTGCCTTGTGAAAAATTCGTATGTTACGTTTACTTGTGGAATGACGCGAAATGAGGTTGGATCATCCATATCATCTTTTGTAGATCGACAAGCCGATGACATAAGTTTCTTGGCTGCTGATTTTTCGAAGTTTGACTCGACTATCGGATCGAAATTAATGGAAATCGAACGCATGTTATATAAGAGATTGTATCCCCATGAAGCTGATGACATTGATAATTTTATTACTCGATGTCAATCAAGTTTCTCTGCATTCTGTGTCAATAACGTGTTGACATATGGATGTATCATACCCACGTCGCGTGGATCTGGTGACCCTAACACAACAATTGGAAATACAGCCATTAATTATTATTTGTGGCAGTATATACTAGAAACTGTGTTTCGGAACATCGAGTTACGACGAAAAATCCACGTTTGGGTATGTGGTGATGATGTACTGATTGCAGCAAATAACGACATGTTGGAGAAATTGAGCACTCATCTTACAACCGATCAAACAATTGAAAAATTAGGAATGGTTTGTAAGTTTGAAAATGTCGTACATAAGTCTGCACAGACAACTTTCTTATCAGGATGGTTGGTACGTGGAGAGGTTGGTGATGGTGAAAAGACTGTTCATGCTGCCAAAGCTGGACGAGTCTTAGCCAAAACAGCTCTCACTCACA